CTGCATTTGTACCATCACCCAAAAGGGTAATAGCATTAATTCGATTTCGACCAGTTTGGATAACTGCGTCAGCGGCCTTTAAACCGGAAGAACGTGAGGAAGCCATTTGTTATACTCCTGTATAATTCAAAGGAAAGAAAAGGGGAGATACTCCGTGTTTAGCGAAACATCTCCCCTTTGGGTAGTCACTCTATTACAGAGTTAGACCTTGTTGTGGAATGTAATACTCCACTTTAACGATTACAGGTGTAGTCAGAGTAGCACTGGCCTTTAGATAAACAAGTTTATCAGCAGTCAGTTGAACTCCAACACCAGAACCAGTTTGCGCACCAGAGGCGGCATAACCGGTTGAGTTTGGTGCAAAGGCATTTACCAGTTCTGTGCCACCACTAGTGTAACCTACATTGATTGTCTGGGTGGCATTAGCACCCTGAACAATCGTATAGACACCAATAGGGACAGCATACTTGGGTAGACCAAAAGCAGCAAAACCTGTAGAACCATCCGCCACTTCAATGACACCAACCTTAGTTAGAAGATCACGAGCTGGAGGAGTGTGGACTGTTACGCCCTGTGGACCTACGAAGTTAGCTGCCATGATTAAGCACCAGCAGAACCGTAGATAGCACGAGGATCAGACCAACCGAAGGAGTAACGAGCAGTGGCCTTGAACTTTGCGTTCTCAGTGTCAAAATCGTTATCCATCTCGAAGGCATCACCACGACGCTCGAAGTACTTCAGACCATCCTTAACATTGGTTAGGATGTACCATGCATCTGGGTCAGCCAGATAGTGGTTAGTAATAACATTACTAAAGATACCTTCGTTCTTAAGAACGTTCGGATCATTTAGATCAGTACCAACACGACCATCGGAACCAAGAATGCGCTTAACTTCAAACTGTTGTTGGTAAGGAATAACCAGCTTCTCAGGCCGAGCAGCGATTAGCAGACCACGATCATCGCGGAAACCGGCGATGTCAATAGTGGCTTGCTCAAGAGCAGCTTCTGAAAGGTCAGCAGCGGTTGCGATCTTGTTAGAGAAGACACCACCAGCAACGTTCGGGTGGAGAGCAGAGATTAGCTCAACACCATCACCACCAACATAGTTAGAATCGAATGCACGATTGTAGATGTTGGAACCGACGATTTCCTTGGTCTGACGCATTGAACGGGCAAGAGCCTTAGCCTTCTGTGCACCAACCTTACCATACTGGTCATCTTCATAGATTTCGCGAGTGATGATAAAGCCAAGAGCGTACACTACATGGTTGTAGCGTGAGGTGAAGCCTTGACGTTCACTATCGTATTGGATAGGAGCGCCTTCATTCTTAACAGCAGCAAGGCCGAAAGAACTTAGACCGAGGTCTTCTTCGTATGCACGATCAGAAGAATTCTTCTCGAACAGCTTGTCCCATTCAACAGGATAGTCATTGTAAGACTTACCGTAGATTGAGTTGAGACCGGGCCAAAGTAGCTTGGCAAAACTTGAACTAGTAATAACTGACATATATTATACCTTTCGATTAAACGCCAACAGTTCCGACAGACTTGAACTGATGATTGTTGATTTGAACGTTAACCTTGGTATAGTTACCAGTAACTTCATTACCAACCTTAGCAGCAACGCCAGTGATCTTGAACGGTAGAGTGGCCGCAGTACCCTTGTCAGACATGTTCAGTGAATGCGCAGAGTTACCAGTGGAGGTAGAACCAGCACCAGCAAAGATGTTTGCATTCTGACCAACATCGGCTAGAGCAAATGAATATGCAGAACCGGCTGCAGTAGCTTCAACTTCATAGATCAGATCTGGAGAGTCAGCAACGAGAACATACTGAGCAGTAGAAGCAGGACGATAGACTGGAGTGTCTAGAGAGATAGAACCGCTAGACATGTTACCAGTGACGGGATCGAGCTTAGTGTTAATAACACCAACCACAACACCCAGAGCAGGTTGACCAGTACCAGCAGTACCAGCAGCATGAGCAGTGACGTGCTGCACGCCCTGAGCATTCGCGTCAGCAGCAAGCTTAACAACGTCACCTACGAATAGGGCGGTGTTGTCACTAGCGGCGACAGCATAGATATTGGATTGACCATTATACGGTGCACCAGTAACATGCTTAACGGGACGGAAACCGTTAATTTTAGAAATGTTAGCCATTATTTTCCTTTAAGTTAGGAAGAAACTTCTTATGAGATTTTGAGTTTACCATACATCCCAGCAGTAGCTTCTTGTTTCATTGCAGACTCTTGTTCGGCAAGAGCAGCAGCTTTAGTAGCCTGATCTTCAGCATACCATTCCTTCTTAACTCGCATGAGATATGAAGTAGTACCATCATTACTAATGACACGTTTAGCAGAACCTAGATCAGAGGCATCAGATACACGATTATCCCCAACAGAGATATCGTCACCGGTAACAAGTTCGTAACCAGCAGTTTGGAAATTGTGGATACGGCTACCAGTGTCATTCACAAAGCGATACTCAAAATCAGAATCTTTAGTACCGGCAATTGCTTGTGGACCACGTTGAGTTAGTGGCTTACGTGCTACTCGTGCACTCTTGATAGTTTCTTTAGTCATTACTTACTCCCTCGCATCTTTTTAACTTCTGCAATGTATTCGTCTTTAGTCATAACCCCAGCACGTACAAATGTATTCATAGTACGGCGCTCGTCGTCTGTCAGTTCAAAGGAACTCTTATTAGCTGCTGGTGCACTAGCACCTTCCACGCTGGAGGGTTTGCTACGATTAGGATTAACAAAAGAATCCTTAAACCGAGCCTTTACTTCTTTAGTCACATACTTCAAAACATCTTCAGGATCAATCCCCGGATTCCG